TCATCGGATTTGGATAAATCGTCCAGAATTTTATTAATTTTTTGATTAAAGTCATCCAAATTTTTAACTGATTGATCGTTGGATAAACTAATTTCCCCTCTAGAATTTAATTCATCTACATTTGTTCTCAACTTATTAACAGCATCAGAAGTCATTAATATTTTTTCATTTAATACTGCTGTTTGTTTTGCATAATAAGCATTAAAATCATCTTTTCGAATTGTTAATTGCCGTTCTTCTACGCTAATTAATTCTTCTTTAGCTTTTTTTAATTTTTCAGTCTCTTCTTTTAATTGAGCGGTAATTGTTTTTTGTGCATCCATTGCTCTAGAATTCTGAATTATTATATCGCCAAGAGAACTTTCAATTTTACTTATTTCAATTTCTTTAGCAAGTAATAGTTTTGATTGCTTTTCAAATTCTCCGCTACCCTTACTTGCCTTATTAAGAGCATTTGCTATTTTTTCTCTTTCTTTAACAACTCTTTCTAAAACACTTATTTCTTCTTTATGTGCAGAAATTGAATCTTTTAAAGATTTAATTAATTCAGATTGGTCTTTAATTGTTTCTTCGGTAATCCCGGCAAAGTTTTTTATTTCTCCCCCAAATGCTGCCCAACCAGCAACGAGCAGAGAAAGACCAGTCAAAATTAAATTCCACCATCCACCAATTGCTTTTATAGCAACTCCTAATGCTGTTGTGGCGGCAGTAGCACTTATTTCTGCGGCTGTTAATGCGTTTACCCCAGTAGCAGCTTGCCATATTGCCCTAGAGAATAAATTAATTGATGTAACGCCTGTTTTTTGCCATACAAAAGAAAGAGCCATACTAACGCCCTTAAGTATTAAAAATGTCCCACCAAGCGCAATTAAAGCAGTTGTAATTTTAGTTATTACGCCAATAAATGGGGAGTCTAATATTGACTTTATTGCCATAATAAATGATGAAAGCGGTTTAACTAAATTTGCACCTATTGAAACTTTAAATCGGTCGTAAGCAACGTTTAAAGATTCTATCATTTTTGTGAAAGTCTGGACCTCTAATTGAGAAGCCGCACTAGCTGCTCCAAAAGAAGCCTGTGAAGCAACTACAGCATCTTGGGCTAAAGCAAAATTATTCATTAAAGCTATAAATTTAGAATACTGTCTTATCCCTGAAGTTACCTGTGCTATATGGGCTTGCATTGGCCCAGTTAAAGTCGGCCAAACCTTAGCCATATCTTGAAGAATGTCAAAGAAATTTCTAAATTCCCCTTCAGAATTCATCACTGCAATTCCCACATCACCAAAAGCTTTCATTACTTCTGAGGTAGGAATTTTAGAAAAAATAGTTTTAAAGGCATTGCCAATTTCTTTTCCACTAGCTCTAGTAACAGCATTTACCGCTGAAATAATACCGTTCAACTGATCTATAGTAACACCAAACTGTTCTGCGGCGGCACCAGTAACAAAAAGAGCTTTGGCTAAATCCTGAGCGCTCACTGGAAATTTAGCTTGAACGGCCATCCACTTGTCAACCACGGTAGTAATATCTTCCACAGCTACCCCATAAGTAAACATGGCTGAAGTCAAAGCATCTACCGCCTCACTAGCACTCAAACCAGTCGTGTTCACAGTCAAAAGAGCAGCTTCGGTAGCTTTGAGGGTCTGTTGCTGTGTCATACCCATTTGCGCCCAGACGGTCATTGACTTTAAGACTTCTCTAGCCCCTGTCCCAAAACGCTCGCCTAGATCAAAACCAGCCCGGCCTAGGGCCTTAACGTCTGATCCTATAGATGGGAGAACTTTTTCAAGTTGAGCTAGAGAATAATTAACATCTGAAAAAACTGTTATGGTATCTTTTAATTCCATGATACCAGCCCTCATTGCATAAAAAGCAGCCCGGTATCTAATTAATTTCTTAATAGCTTCATCTAATTTAGCTCCAAATGCCTCGTGCATATTAATTTGGTCATTCATTGACCTTTTAGTCAAATCCATCACAGATTTTTGCTCGTTAAATCCACTATTAGCCTGTTTCTGAAATTCTCTTAATAATTTAAGTCTATCTGTTAATTTTTGATATGTGTCGCTGGTTTTTAATCCAGCTCTTTCTAGTTTAATCATTGAATTTTGTAAATCATTAATTCCTTTTTTAGCAACTTCTGATGCTACTTTAAAATCTTCAAGAGACTTTGCCCCCTGCAATACCGAACCAAGTCCTGTAACCCTGTCAAATGTAATAGCTCCCTTAGTTACCCCTTTACCTATTTCAGTGTCAAATTCTGATGGAGAAATATTTTTCTTAACTCTAATATTTATATTTCTTAAATCTAGTGATAGATTTTTACCGGCCTTTTTCATTTCTTCTGTTAATTCAAGATTAATTCTTGCTGCGAGTTCATTAGTCCCAGTTAATAATGTAGATTTTAAATCAACTTTAACTTTTGGAAGAATTTCTGTTGGGACGCCGGTTCCAAAACCAGCACCCCCTATTTTACTAGCAGCACTCTCAAGTTGTTTAAGTTCTAGGATAACCTGTCTCACCGCAGACCGGATATTCTGGATATCTGCACTAAATTTTAACAACCCTTCAGATACTTCTGGCATCTATTATCCTACTCTAAAATTTGAAAAACTTCTCCGCCTTTACCGGCATGTTGTAATTTTCCCTCATGTTCTTTGCGATGTTTTTGCATTTCTAACCATCTATCTAGACTTAGATCATTATCTAATATTTCGTCTGGAGGTTGCTCATTATCTTGTTTTGTAAATATACTCCTATAATAAAAACACCAACTAGTCAATTCTTTTTGACTTTCATTCCAAAATATAACTGGACCACTAAAAAATCCAGTATGTAAACTTTCTGCTATACTGAAGTCGATTTGCCATCGGCTTCTTGCAAGTTTTCTGAGTCTCCTCCCCGGTGCATACTTTCTAAAACACCGGGGAGGTCATAAAGAACCTCCCGGCCTATACCACTCCAAAACATTTGTGACTCTTGGATACATTGTGAAATAAATAAACGGTCAATTTTTTCATTATAAAAATCCTCAATAGAATTCCATATTGATTTTCCTTCTGAGTCCTTAATACATAATACCATTTTCAAAAAAGTTTGATACTGTTCACAAATACTCTCAATAGAATTAGCGAAATGTTCATTCATCACTCTATTATGTTCGAATAGTTTATCTCGCATTTCAAAATACTGGGATCTCATTTCCTTCATTTTTTTATCAGAGGGTTTAGAGTTTGAAGTTAAGTAAAGATTATAGTCTTCAATTAATTTCTGAATGTTTTTGTTTAACTGTGCAGTCTTAGCTTCATCAATTGAAGTTATAACCCCGCGCTTTTTAAGTTCATTTTCAATTTCTTTTTTAGTAAAGTAAGTTCCATCTCTTACTAGTTCATTAAATTTCTTAGTATATTCCTTATTGATTTTAAGTTCATCCCCTATACTGGGATTTTCAATTTTAATAGTAAATAAAGCCCCGTTACGAGAAATATCAACTTCTCTACAACCACTTTTTAATTCAGCCGTGGCCCTATCTAGATAATTTTCAGGAATTTTATCCCCAAGTTTAGGCTCTACTTCACCCTCACCTGGGACATTAAGTTTGTCTATTTCCATTTTACCTTCCTCCCATAAGGGAATTTAAAACCCTGCCAAAAATTTTTATAAAGACGATAAAATTTAAAACCAATTATGATGCCCTAAATTTAGGGCATATTTACGATTAGGTATTTGGATCAACCCCATTACCTTTCAATGAGAAATTGTCAGCTAAGAAAGTAACTTCCTGAGTAGAATTACCTCCAGCACTTACATTTGCGCGAACCCCAGTCACAGTCATATTTGAAACCTTGAGTGTAGCTGTTTTCCCTGCCGCTACTTTAGTTTCATCTCTAAAAACATCAACTCTCAATTGATTATAATTATTGAAGTCCTCTAGTCTAATTTGTTTTGAGGATTGTGCTGTGCCAGCTAATCCAGCCCACATATCTAAATCACTATCGTTAGCGCTTACTGTAATATTAATAGGAATTGGCGTTTGACGAACATAACCATAGGGATTTTTTGCCCCAAGTTCAATTAAATTCTCAGCCCCAGGAGAAACTTCAATATTAAGACTCTGTAAGCGTAAAGAAGCCCCTTTAGCTGTAGAAGTTCCCTCATTTCCACTTTCAGTAGAATTCCATAAGTAAGCTGTAATATGTTGACGAGCTAAAGCGCCAATAGAACCAGCAGTAGAAACTATTTTTTCATTAGCCCAAAGACTTCTGCCAGAAGTAGAATAAATAATATAAGCTTTATCCCCATGTCTAGCATAAGGTGTCGAAAACTCAGCAACCCCAGCTGCCCAACTTGCGTTAGTTGACATTTTAACTTTATATCCAGATGTGGCAGTAAACATTGAAGTCCCAGCAGCTAAAACAGCCGTTTGAGCAAAAGTCCAACCTTTACTCTTAAAAAATATTTTTTCATTAATCGCCATGGCTATAACACTAGAACCTCTTGGAAAAGCACTATTAGGGAAATAAAATGTTTGACAGTTTGGTCCTTGTTTATCCCAAGCCCCCAATGTCCCAGACTTAACAGTGGCCATATTTATATTTACTAATTTATAACAATTAGCATAAGCCCATGCCCCAGCATACCACTGTAGATTATTACCCTGTAAAGTAAAGTTCTGGGTAGCATTACCATTGACATCAAATGACATCGAAAGCCCAGATAATGCACAACGATGCGCCCATGCCGTTCTAGTAATAGTAGTACCATCTTCTGTTACCGGGACAATAACATCAGAATAAGCAGTTAAAAAATCTGTTTCAGTTATTTCTCGATTTGAAGAATTTACACTTGCGGTTTTAATTTTATTAAAAAACTTATAAATTGCAGACGCCCCACTGGACCTAACATCCTGAATAGTTGATGTAATAGATGTATTGGGAATTTTATTAGTTAAAAGAGCTAATGGATCAACATTGCCAATATTATTTGTATCTATGGTAATTGATACACTTGGTATTTGCTCAATATATTCTACAACTCCAGAGTTTCCCAATTCCGATACTGGGTCACGAGCTTTATCCCCACTAATACTTAAAGTTTGAACGCGATTTAGCGCAATACCATCTACTCTAGGTGTAATTGCATGGTATCTCACAATTTCAGTCTTTGCCATATCTATCCTCCCAAAAAATGCGATAATCTAATTACAAATTTATAACCATTTAACTTTTAAAAATTAAGGTTTCATCATTTCTGGTAAATCTGGCCCTGGTAAAATAATAATATTTTTTTCTGGTAATATAACCGAAGTAAATCCATCTAACTTGTTCATTTTTATTTTCCCCTTTTTTATAAGCGCCCAATCTTTAATGTTAAATTTTATATCATCTTTTATAGTTGGAGTTGAAACTGGGCCACCGGTTGCCATGACAAGATTAATTGATGTACCTTTTATCTTTTTCATATAAAAATCATATGTATCTACTGGAATATACATTTTATCTCCTAATCTGAAGGTGTTCTAATAGTCAATCTTAACTCTTGATGATGGTTAAACCCAAGTAAATCATTAATATCTGGCTCTATATTTGTAGACCCCGTAGATAAAACAATCATTTTTCCTATTGTGTTAATTCCAGTATAATCTCCTGGGGTTGTAGGGAATGTGGTGAAATTATAAATTGGTAATAGTCTTCCTCTTAAATTTTTTCTTAAAAAATAACCTAAATCATCCCTCTGGCCATCATCTTCAGCAACAACATCTATAATTACTAGAATTTCTGTACCATCAGAACTCCCTAATTCAATCGGATAATCATCCCCTCCAATAATAGATACGATTATAAGTGGTTTTATAATGGTTTGAACATCATCTTTTGTGGGATATCCCATCATTAAAGTGGCATTTCTATTCCCAGAGGTTACAAATCCTTCTTGATATAAAAGAGTATCAACTTTAGCTATAATTGACTGTATACATTGTCTCTCTAAATACATACCTTACCGTCTTCCTTTTACTGCCATATCTAGTACGGTTTTGAGGCCAGTTCTAGCCCAACGTGTTAAATAAATATTTCCCGCAGAAATAAAACTTCTAGGGTGAATCCCTGGGTGTCTTATTGTTAATGTAACTTTAGGATAATTAGGGTGAGAGGCAAACCATGCTTTGTTATAACTGATCCAATGAACCCCAATTTCAGCCATTGATTTTCTATAAGATCTAGACTTACCAGGCATACTATCAGAAGCTAATCTATTACCACTTTGAGCCACAACCATACCCGCACGATATCTATAAGGAACATATGACTCTTGAAAAGTATAACCAGGTAAAGTTCCTTTTTCTTGCCATTTCCAATAAACTGGGAGTTTAGTCCTATCACCTATATGTAATGTAAAAACATCTCTACCTTTAGTGGCATTTCTAACAATTTTCCATCCTTTTAGAGAATTAACAATTGCCCCAGTTTTACGCCATGGTTTTCTATATACCATTGTTCTGTTAAACCTGCTAACCATTTCATCTTGAACCTCTTTCCCGATCCTATTAAGTTCAAAAAGTAACGCTTCTTCTAGATTTTTATCTAGTCTTTCTAGATCCTTTTTAATCTCTGGGAAATTTAAGGAAACCTTAATTGGAATTCCATTACCTAAAACCCCAGACACCAATCCAGCTATTCTATAATTTAATCTAGGCCCGGCCATTCTCAATTGTCCTTTTTAAAGTGTTAATTTCATCCAAAATTGTCCTTCTAAGAATGGCCTTTTCTTCGCTAGTAATTTTTATTAGGTCTAGACTATTTAGAATTCTTTTAGCCGCTAGACTAAATTCAGGGGAATAATTATAAATATCGAAAATATATTTAACCATATTATATTTTATCAAATACCACCACTAGTACTCGCTCATCACCTATCCCAACTCTAGTTTGATTTTTTGCCCTATAATAGCCCCCATTACACTCTACAGTTGATCCATTAGAAAATAATGTCGGCCCTGATACACTATGAATATTAATTAAAACTGAATCAAGCCAAAAAGTACCTCTTGCAATTCCATCAGGTGCAACTTTACTTCTATATACTCCTTCGTCTAAATAATTTAATCCTTTAGAAAAAGAATTGAGAATTCCCTTGGCCATATAGCAGGTTGATATCCACTCCTGTCCACTAGGAATTTTCGCCGTACTATAATTATACTTCGTAATTGTTTTATAGTATGGGTCATAGCCTGTTACTGTGTTTGCGATTGCGTGCCTATACCAAATAGTAAAATCGGCCCCGGCAGCTTTTAGACCTTCTTTAAAAGTTCGTTTGATATTATAGTTCATACTTTACTCAAATTTATGAAATAGAATCTCTTCTCTTACACTTTGTTTAGGGAAATTATTATGAATTTTATTGACCCAATTGAGCAACTGTTCAAGTGACATTTCTCTTTTAGCAAAATTGCATGTTCCACAACATGGAACCACGTTATCCATTGTATAACCCTTAGTGTTATCAATCCTATCAAGCCCATTATAAAGATATGCTCCATTATTATTATGACAAATAATTTGATTTGACTCTATCCAACAATAATAACAATTTTGTTTTGTCAATATCTTAACTTCTTCCTTTGTTAATTTCCATTCATATCCTCTTTTTTTTGCGTTTTGTTGTGTTCCACGATAAAAACGATTAAAAGAAGCTTCGCCCATTGGTAGTTTGTTTAAATCAATTTTTAAACATCCACAACTTTTTGTTCTTCCACTTCTTAAAGAAGTACCATTAACACAAACTTCTTTACCGCAATCACACTTGCATAACCAAGTTGCAACTCCATTGTGTTTTTCGCTACCAATACGCCTAATAATAACAAGTCTTCCATACCTCTGTCCAGTTATATTTATCAAACCAATTTGGCAAACAATCTCTTTTTGTAAACAACCACAACTTTTTGTGGCCCCATTTCGCAAACTTGCACCTCGTATCACAACTTCATTCCCACAATCGCATTTGCAGAGCCAAATAACTGACCCTTGCTTATTAAATCCATTATTTTTAATAACCATAAGACGACCGAATCTATTATTTATCTCATCTTTTATTTTACACATATTTTTCCTTATTAATAATAACGTCTAATTATCGAGCCAACTGTTTCAGATAACTCACCATAATTATATGTGTCTATACTAGAACCACTGATAGAATTCATTTTTGCTTGTAAAATTGTTTTTGTAATCTCATTACGCATTTCTGTGACAGAAGACCGTCTCTCTCGATTTACATTTGTTAAATTTATTGACAAATCCCCAATATCCAAACTTCCACAACCCCATAAATTTTTATGTAATAAATGTTCTAAAATTTTAAAACAGGCCCCACAAATAAATAAATCTCTTGCAAGACTAGTTAATGTTTTATCAAAACTAATTGTAGTTTCTGTTTTTGTTACAGTATATCCTAAATTAAAATTCTTTTGTACAAAATCAACCCCGTCATTAATATACCGAATAATATCACTCGTAAGAATATTAAAATCATCAGGATCATCATCCCCAATAATCCTTCTTACATCATTCACAAATTCAGCCCCAGTATTTGGGCCTACTGGTATTCTAATAGCTTGAATATAACGTGGTTCATCTTGCTGTATCCCTAAACCACCTATCGTCCCAGACCAAAAAATCTGGTATAACCCTTCCACTACAGAAACAGCAGTAGAAAGGCTAAAATTATAATAATAAACTCCAGTGCTTTGAATTGATGGAGCCGCGCTATTTATTACTATAGTACCTTCAGGATTATAAATATCTATCCTAGGATTAGTAACATTTGTTAAAGAACCATTGCTATCACGAAACTCTGTAAATAAAGGTTCTGATCTCCCAAGTATAATTACTTTTCTAGGCATTAGTCCCTCTAAAAATAGATCCCATATCTTCACTTAAATCTGATATTTGTAAACCAATTAACCAATCTAGTTCTTCGTTTATAAATTTATTTTTTCTTTCATGTGGGCAATAACCATATTGTCCTTTTGCAAAGTTACAGTTAATACATAAGCATGTATAACCATCTCTAGGAAATCCTCTTTTTTTTAAATCTAAATAAACAGAATTAACAGATTCTCTATGTTGTTTTCCATCCCCATGTATATGTTCTATCGTAAGAAATTCAATTCTATCTTCATCACAACATTCACACTTTCCCCCATAGGCATTCATAATTTCTTGTTTCAAGTTTTTTCGATATCTTCTAGAATAATCTGTCATCTGCGATCTCTCTTTGGTATCTGAAAGTCAATACTCTCAGTAAAATCATTATGCTCCCTAATCTCAGAAAGTTTATCCCTAACTCTAGTACGTATTATTGGGGCTATTGCATAAAATGTTATTATTCTTACCCCATAAGAAAGAGAACAAGCATAAGTTATTAAACGACTTGTACTTTTGAGGGTCCCACTTTTATAGGAAACTGTTTTTTGAATATATACTGTATAACTGATGTCTGGCATTAATATCTCCTAGGTGCTTCTCTAAAAGACCAATCTGTAACTTTAGCCTGCTTTCTAATATTATCCACAAATCCATGTTGCTTATGGGTGTCAATATACGCCCCCAGTAATGCTGAATATGTATGAGAATTAAATGTCACTACATTATAATTTGTTAATAAAAATCCTTCTGCATTATATGTTACAGTAAAATTAGCGTTAAAAAAAGTTGTTGTAGCAAAAGTTACAACATTTATTCCGGTAGAATTTATCGAACCAGTATAGGTTATTGTATTTTCTAAAATTTCAGAAGAACTTGAATAATAAATTATTACCCTGGTTAAGTCAGATAGAGCTTCACTTGCTTTAAAAGTTACTACATATTTATCAGAAGTAATATCCCCAGATGAAAACGTAATAGTCTTTTCTTCTGTTATACTTGATTGCGACAAATAAGTAATTGTATTATATAAGGTATTTGACGCCCTACCATAAAATGTTACAACATCATATTTTGATAAGAAAGATTTTGATTTAAATGTAATAGTCTTTAGTGATGTTAATAAACTTTTAGAATAAAATGTTACAACATATTTTTGGGTTAACGTTGCTTTAGAGTTAAACGTAGCCGAAAAATATCTTAAGTTAGAAGCCTTAGAGTTAAAGGAAATTACTTTTGCCTGAAGCCTAAATGATTTAGAATTGAATGTGATTATTTTGGCTAAATTATTTATAAATTTAGAATTAAATGTAATTACCCTATATGTTAAGTTTGAGGATTTTGCATTATATGAAATAACCTTATACAATAGACTGAAGGTTTTACAATTATAACTTACCAATCTATAGTTTGAATCTATATTCTTAGATCTAAATGTAGTTGTTTTATTTTCTGAGAATACAAAACCACTTGCGTTATATGTAATTGCTAAAACTTTATTATAAATAACTCCAGACCTATAAGTTATTATTTTAAAATTTAGTAAAGATGATTTTGAATTATAACTTACTACAAATTTTGAACTTAATAATGATTTTGAGTTAAATGTTATTGTTTTATACGTTAATATCGAAGCCCTACCATAATATGTTGTAACTTTAGATTGTGATTGTAAATTTTTACAATTAAAAGTTATTGTCTTGTGCAACGAATAAGAAGACTTTGACCTATATGTAATTATGGAATATTTTAATTCAGAAGATTTTGAATTATAAGAAACAACATTGGTTAAAATTGTGCTTGATTTACAGTTAAAATTTACAACTCTTACTAAATTATTAATTGTTTTTGAGTTAAATGTTATTGGCCTATACCCTAAATTTGTATTTTTAGAATTATAAGAAATAACTTTATATGCTAGGCCAGCCGACTTACAATAATACGTTATTGTTTTATACCCTAATTTTATTGTTTTAGATCTAAATGTTACATTACGATATTCTGAGTATATATAACCACTACTATTATATGTAATAACCCCATAATTATTTGAAAGAATTCCTGAGCGATATGTGATATAATTTATAAATAATAATGTTGATTTGCCGCTATAAGTAAAAACTTTATTCTTAGACTCTTGATTTTTAGAATTAAAAGTTATACATTTTATTTCATTATTATAAGATTTAGAATTATATGTTACTGTTTTATATAATGAAGTAGCATTTTTTGAATAAAATGATACCGTCTTACGTGATAAATCAGAAGATTTTGAGTTATATGTAATTGTGGAATATTTTAATAATGTAGTCTTTGCCTTATAGGAAATTACTTTTAATACAGATTCTACAGATTTACCACCATATGTTACTGTAAACTTTTCTGTTAAGAAAAACTTAGAATTGAATGCTACAACTCTATACAAAGAATTAGAAAATTTTCCATAATAAGAAATTGTTTTACGTAATAAATCTAATGACTTACAATTATAACTAATTACCCTATAATTTAGCCCTATATTTTTAGAATTAAAAGTAATTGCTTTATAACTGGAAAATAAATACCCACTGCCATTATATGAAATAGTTGAATAAGAACTAGATAGAATCCCTGACCGATATGAAACTACCCTGTAATTATAACTGAAATTTTTAGCATTAAACGTAACGTTTTTATTGGATGAATCTACGCTATTGCAGTTAAAACTTATTGGTTTATATAATAAATTAGAATTTTTTGAATTATAGGTTAATACTTTGTAAAGTAATAATGAAGATTCACAGTTATATGATATTGTTTTATATTCTAAACTAGAGTTTTTAGACCTATATGTTAAAACATTATGTAATAATAAAGAATTTTTCCCATAAAATGTTATTGGTTTATATCCTACATTTGAAGATTTTCCATAAAAAGAAATTATTCTAAATAGTGGTAGTATACCTATACAGCTATAAGTTATTGATTTATAATTAGATAATAAACTTTTAGAATTAAAAGTAATTGTTCTCTTTTCTGAAAAAACCGCATTAAAAGTAATTGTTCTCTTTTCTGAAAAAACCGCATTAAAAGTAATTGTTCTCTTTTCTGGACTAAGTGCCCCGCCTCTAACTGTTATTGACTTAATTTCTCCACTTTTTGGGGCGATTTTTACATGACCAGCAATAACATCTTGCCCTAATCCGCGAATTGAAACATGTCCAGATATTCCCCTAAAATCATCCGTTGAGTTATAGTTTTTTGCAATACTTGAAGATGTTATTTGGGCATTAATTTCCTTATTTTTTACATAAATAGAATCTAAAAATAATCTTCTTGTTCCTGAGTAGTCTGGATTATCGTCATATGCTATTGAATATTCTACCCCATCACTATAATAATATGCAAATCTTATTCTTAATGATTTTATATAAGAAGGTGCGGCTGTAGCTCCTATTGGTAAATCATTTAAATAAAAAACAACTTGGTTATTTGCTGTAGATCTAATAATAAGTTTATTTAAAGACCCAGGTTCAGCAGAATTAGTGCTTAATATATTCCACGAAACTGAAGAATCTTTTCTATAACTTGATTTATTGTCCCATGCCGCATATTCAGGACCATAACTATATTGAGATGTCCCCAATTGAATAATTGGGACACTCTTATTATAATATTCGTTATTAACCCATGCAACTGGATGACAAAAATATACCCCAACTTCATACCCATTTGGGCTAGAGTAAATTGCAGGGAAAACAGTGGAAATTTCAGGGCGTCTATAATACGGAGCTTGAATTGCTATTGTTTTTTTACCTGCATCAAGATTAGTTGCTTGAATTGTATATTCTGTATTATATAAACTTCTTACTTCATATTTACATAAAGCGGTATCATAGGTGATAAAATGGGGTTTAACCGAGGAAATTGCCCCATAAGATTCAAGGCCATCAAAAAGCCAATAAATATTTGATGGAATTGATTTTGGAGTACTAGTATCAGCCATTAAGTTTTACCATAATATATGTAATAGTTACCTAAAAGTGAATAGGGATAATTAGTTGCCAATTCTGATTGCAATTTAAATTCTATTTTTGTTTGCTCGGAATTCCAGGTATCTGCCACGCGATCTATTTCTGTTCCTTGATAAACTATTCTATAATCATCCCCATCTGATCTCATATAAGATGGTTCTAAATAATCTTTTGCATAATAAAGTTTATCTCCAATTTGTATTACACTTTCTAAAAATTTGCTATTATAATTTCTTTTTAAACATGGTCTTATTAACCCATGACCATTATGGCCTGTAATAACCCTGGAACTCCAACTTGATCCATTGTCTATTGAATGAATCGCTAACATCATAGGGCCGCCACCCCAAGGTTTTGCTGAACTTTCCCCATAACAATAATTTGTATATAATCTATTTCCATCTCCAAAAACTAATCCATATCCAACATACTCTCCACTAAAAAATCTTTGATTATTAGGATCGACTGTATGGGTTATCCAATTTTTAGATGATATATCAAATTTAGCTATTTGAAAATGAAAACCTTGATCAATTGGGTCTGCCGTAACATAACTATTAAATAAAAAGAAAGCTCTTTTTAATCCAGGCGTAGAAATATCAATAGGATGTATAGCCATAGAATCAAAATTCCCACCATATTGTCTGGTCCCAACTGTTGGGTCACAAGTCCCCCTAATTACTAATGAAACTGTACTATAAGAATATGGGTTAGGAATGCCTGAAAGTGGAGGGCCACCATCATAATAAGCACTCCAAGGTTGATTCTTTTTTAAATCATTCCACCTGTACCCATCAGATGTGCTATAAAAATATCCTATTCCTAAATCATGTGTGCCTTGAGAATAACCATTAGTAAATACTGGAGCAACATGTAAATTCCCGTCAGAATCTATTGCATTGCCAACGCTATAAATAGCTTTTTTTTCTTTTCCAGCTGGAGCACTATCAGTTCCCATAAATTTACATATATATAATGCGCTATGCCAACCATTGATTGTATCATCCCCTGAATCTTTTTTTGTTACAGCCCACATAGAGTTGTCCCCGCTTCTCCACCTATGGAAAACATATAAATTATTGTTAGAATCTACGTAAGGTCTTGGATAGGAAGCGGCTGGGGCTTTACTTGTTATACTATATGGCGTATTCCAAGATTCTAAACTGTTAGGATTTAAACTTTTTATATATTTAATTGCTCCTTCAGAATCATGTGCGTTATATAATATGTGTATATATCCACTATGATCAACGCACATAGCTGGAGCATAATGTGTATCACCTATTGGAGAAAGTGAAGCTATTAATTTAGACGTGCTTAACCATACATCGTTAATATGATCGTAAGTTATACCTCTAACTTTCCAATCACTACTTAAATAAACTATATGTGTTTTATCGTTAGCATGATCTATGCAAAATTCCCAAGATTGAATCGCGGCATTATAAAATACAAACTTAGCTGGACACGATTTCAAATTCCCCGTTTTTGTTGTTATAGTTATAACATTTGATGTTGAATATCTTCCATGAGAATTCCCAAAACTAATTTTTTCTCGATAGGCATAATTCATCCCAGGGGAGGTTGGTTTGCCATTATCTTGCGTGGACCACCAATAAGATGCAGCACTTGAAGTTGCCGTAATAGATTTAACGGTATTATAGTTAGAATTAAAATTTGCAGAAGAATAAGCGTTTACGGCAAATGGTATAGTTGAGTAATCATAATCATATTTCACTATCTTCATTCCATTATGCCATGCTCTAGTTAACGGAATTTGATAATATCCAGAGGCGTCAGTTATGTCACATTTTGCCCAAGAATGAGTGGTATGTTGATTAACAATAACTTTACACCCGGTATAAAAATTATTATCAAAAGATTTTACCGTTCCAGTTATAGCTCTTACTGAAAATTTAAAAGGAAGTTCATAATTATTTGCCTTATCTGTCCAACTTTTTCCACTATCCGCAGAATAAGAATAAACTGGAGTTGCCCCCTGAAAAGAGAGATAATTTTTTTGGCTAGCAAAATTCATAAATATATTAAAATGATAATGAAAACCACTTGTATTGGGAGTTGGGGTGCCAGTTAAAACTAAGGTATAATTACCTGTAGAAAAAGAATAATTAATAGAGGTAGATGACCATATTGATTTATTACCTGTATTGTAATAAGCATTGGATGAATTAACAAATACAGCAGAAGCAACTAAAGAGTTATTTTTATTATATAGTTTATATATTAGATTCTCCGTTGGTCTTCTAATTATAGCACCAATACTTCTATAATCGCATATGGCTCCCAAATAAATTTTATCAGCGTAAAATGCAGTATTAATAAAAAATTTATACTTAATACATTCATTACCCCCAACTCTAAAATTTAAATTTGCTTCACTAGCCCCCCCCAATGGTCTATATATTGCACTATGGGTATATCCTATATTTGAAAAAGAATTAAAATTAAGTTGATAACACCCTAGATGAGATTGTGGGGTCCCAGTCCATGACCCGCTATATATCCTAGTTTTTTTACAATTATGATCTCTATATGGGGGGCCATAACTAAAATGCGTAACTAGTTCATTGGTACTATATATTTGGTCTATATATTCAGTATATATTGTTATTTTTACAGTAGAACTATATCCAGTAACCCCAGATACAACAACCCAATAAACTTGTTCACTAATAATTTGATAATTAAAAACACAATCAACCCAAGTCCCGCTAGCCCCTATTGTTGGATTAACAGTAGCTAGTGGCACTCCAGATGGAGCACCAGAAACATCTAATTCTAAAGTGCAATTAGGGGAATTAGGGAGGCCACTTTTTGTCCCCTGACGAAAATAGAAATGATTTAATGTGGTAGTTTTTGGAGCGGTAAAACAAAAAGCTATTTTTTTTGTTGGACTATCTAAAACAAATGTGGAACTATCAATTGAGTGAACTAATTTATCGTTTCCAACGTACATCCGACACCTCTTGCCGGATCATAACTTTTTTCAATAATCTTGCCTTCCTGTTTAATTCCTATGTGGTATTCTAATCTCTCAGGTCCATTTAAACTACAAAAATGTCTTATAAAAAAAAATGGTTCACCTGGACCCACTAGGGAAATTTTAACTATTCCGTTATCGACTAGTTTTATCCCTTCACATCTTGGAGGCAATTTCTCGGTTATGATCCCGTTATCAGTTTGACATTGCCATTTAACCATTTTATTTATCATCCATATTTTTTACAGCTATATGCAAAATTAACTATGATTCATCAAAAGCATAATGCATGAGAGTGCGAGAACTATCAATTGTCCCAGTGCTTGCGCTACTATTTACATGGCATTGCACTACAACATAACAAGTTGTGTTACCAACCGTCGTTAAAGAACCGGTTAATGATAAACTTTGAGAATAAGATGGATAGGTAGAATGTAAAGTATGAATCGCTTTAGTGCTTTCAGTTATTACTGGGGTAGTATAACTTGAAGTAGTTCCTACTTTAAAAACCACTCCAGGATCAGGGGAAGAAATAGTCCCTGACCAAAATTTAAAATTGCTAAATAAATTTTGAGGAGCTACTGTAACCTTTAATCTGATATATCTCTCATAACTATAAGCTGTATTAGTTATTCCATATGGTTTACCTATTGGAGAAGATTCTGATACAGACCCAGAAGAATCCTCTACAGTTAAATGAATCGCCCCAAGAATATCAACCTCAGACCCAGGTGAAATTCCATAAGTAGCGTATGGTTTTACGCGACCAGACACCTAAAACTCCATAAATATCCGATTAACATCCGAAAAGTTCCATAATTATACGAAATATATAACCCGTACAATATTGTAAATATTATTTCTACCATTTTCCTCCAGAATATTGAGAAATAAATAAACTTACCCCTTTATCTAGGTCAGAAGTTGACTGCCAGCATTGATTACTGTAAACATCAATTACTAAATGATGCCTTAAATAATTATCACTATAAGAAAGTTCTATATAACTATTTTCTGGGTTTTGATTTCCCATAGTTAAAGTGTCCCTGCGAGCCACCCAAAAAGAAGAAACGTTTCCCACATTTGAGAAACGTCCACTAGAATTATATGTTGGAGAATTGTATTCTATTCCGTTACAAATAATTTTTACATGACGAACTTCAAGGTTTTTTGATAAAACATAATCTACTAGATTAAGCCAAGGCGATCTTTTAACATCCCCGACATTTTTTGCCTCATCTAAGGTTTCTCCATTGCTAAGTGAAACTATCCATTTAGCGTTCATTTTTTCCTTTCACCTTATCTTTCGATCAGGTAGGTTAACTTTAATTATTTATAAATCATTGGTGTTTATTAATATTATTTTTTACAATTATATTTTTTATTGTCTAATAATATGTACACTCAGCTTTGATCCTACCCGTGCTATGAAAACTTACAGCCGTTGGGACTAACAATAATGAAACCCACCATGAATGCCCAGTACTTGTTTTATTATGGGCTGTCACAGTTAATTTACTTGTGGGTGTAACATGCCTCCATCCACCTCCAGATGTAAAAGGCGCAACAGAAGCTAATTCCAACATTTTAACATGACAACTCTTACTTTGCTCGGTAACTGGATCCCCAGAACCAAAATGAACAGTCACAGGATTGCAAGCAACGGCTACATCATGATTAAAATGTAAAAGTATACCTTCATAGGGAGCAGGAGAAGAAGCGTTTGCACTAGGCATAAACGGATCAGTCAAAATCTGAGTCCCACTAGAAGCTGAATGTGCCCTCATCCAGCCAATTAGACCAGTTCCCGATCCAACATAACTATAATATTTACCTGTACTAATATTACATTGAGCATAAAATGCATAAGGAGAATCTTCTATAATAGAAGGGGCTGAAGTTTGATCACTAGCTATATGTAAAACTGTCGCTGAAGTATTAACTGTAATAGTTTGACCTATCTGAGACCTAATACCTGATCCAAAATTAAATGCTTGCGTTGATAAACAACTAGAATATCCAGCTGTCATTGCCGTATTTGCTGTAGTCTTAACGCCCATCTGCCAATGCGCCATTGTAACTCCTTATCCTATATAAACTTAACTTTTCAACTATCTACTAATTGGTCTAGTAAACAACTCTCTATTTCGTTCAGCATCAGTTTGATACTGTTGACTTTTTATCCATTCAGCTTTCAGATTAGCTTCTCTTAAATCAACATACTGTAAATATCCAGATGGTCTACTAGTCTCAACTAACACCTTACGAATTCTTCCAAAAATATAATAAGAATCTAGTTTATCAATTTCCTTTTCAAATTTCTTAATACTAAGACTCGTCAATTCTTTAATTTTATCATCTGCCATACAATTTGAAAACCCATTATGATCTGGGTAAGTTTTAGTAAAAATTAAACATCCTTCTTTAAAAGCTTGATATTCAAGCATTTCTTCAATTTCAACTTCATTAACATCAAATTCTTTATCGGCGTCTATAACCCTACCCTTACCTTGCTCGTCGTTAAAAACTATTTTACCAGTTGGAAGAATATTTTTTAACCTATAAACTTTACGTCTTTTTTCATCACGATCTTGGTCTCCGTCTACACTGGTAGATACAATCTTTCTTTGTATTTTTGCCATAACTTCCTTTCATGAAGGGTGCCAAAGCACCCAGAGTTTAAGTCGTCAAATAACGATATACAGCTTCAGGATAAAATACAGCCGCTCCAACTAGTACCCAAGCATGAATATGCCAATTCAAAGTACCAACTTCAATATCATCAACCGACTGCATTTCCTGCCACCAACCAAATCTACCAACATCCTGACCAATAACTAGAATGTCCTTAGACGATCCATAAGATCTTCCATCTGGTCCTTTATAATCCTTATACCCAACAAGAGGAAGACCTTTATAAACACCAAAAGTCCCACGTTTAATGATATCTTCTTTTACCGATTCAGGAAAAATATCAAGAGTAGTAGTGCTCTGATTAAACTCCATACACGCAGAAAGAATATTCCTACGTCCAACAATAACCCTAGCCCCGCCAGCCTGATCCTCAATTTGATTAATAGCGGTATTTAATGCTGTCTGACTAAAAGCGCCAGTAGCATAATTGCTAAGAGTTGAAGTACTAGGAACAGCAGCTATCATAGTGTCAAGAGCAATCTTATTGACTTGAGCTTGAATTGCCCTCTGTCCTTTAGATATTTGATCTGCAATCGTGCCATACCTCCCGCTTTGTAACTGTAAAAGAGGAAGCATAATATGGCAAGAAATCATTTCACTAGAGTATGTAAATTCCTTATTTCTAGGTTGTGTAATTGGAGCATAACTACCAGGTGTATGAATATATGCTTGGAGTTCTCCATCAAGTTCAAAATATGGTTGTTCATTTACACCATAAGTTTCCTTGGTATAAAGTAGAGATGTCAGATCAGTCTGTTCAACTCGATTCTGTAATGTCTTTACAACTTGAGTAGCAATAGATCTACGAGCTTCTTGATCCCCATGTATAATATCAGAAACACTAGAAGCAAGAGCCTTACGTAATTCTACTGGATCAAATTCTTCATCCTTATCAATTAAATCACTCATATAAATCCTCCAAAATATCTAAGTAAAACTACAGAATAGCACCATTAAATGTCATTTCACTACGATACGGATTAACATCCAGCCGTAAATATATACCCGTAGAGGTAGAACCAACCAACTCAAGAACTTTCACTTTAGATCCAAAATAAGCAGCAGCAGTTGTCCAAGCTACAATAGCGGTAGCAGCAAATCCAGTATATGTAAATGCAGATGTCCCAACCCATTTACCAACATACCCAGTTTTAGTGCCAATATATGCATTACGCCAAAATGCTGTGGCAATATACTGTGCGGCAGTGGCCAGATTATCGCCCAACCAATATTTTGACCATGTGGGTTGATGAACGCATCCTCCATTAACTTTAATTTCACATTCTCCAGTAAGAACAACAACTCTAGAACCCTTTACTAATTTATCGGTGGCATCAGCGGTATCGCTACCAGTCTGAATCATTGGATACTGATTTACTATTCCGGCAAATAACTTAGCCTGGGCGGAAGTTGCTGGGAGATTGACATACCAGTCGCTTCCAGATTTACCTGAAATATAAACTGGTGCCCCTCGATAAGCATCTGCGGTATTAATCTTATAACTGCCATTAAAATTTTCATCTTTTGCTTTAAGAATTTCCAACATAAATAAATTCCTCCAATTATCCTAAATTAACCTAACTTTGTGTGCTGTTTAATACCAGCCATAACCATATTTATAATTTTTGGTTTAGGGTCATCATCAATTACTTTTAGATCTATATTACCACTAGCTTTTACTAAATCTAATTTAGGGCCAGATACTTTCAATTCAGTTTTAATAGTAGACAACACCCCAAGTGTAATGTCAAAATCTTCATCGCTCATTTTCTTAATATGTTCAGTCTTCTTCTCGTCAAAAGATTTAGTATCAACATTTGCCCCAGTCAACTTTTCAAGACGAGAGTTTAACTTGATCTGTGCCTGAGCATCCTCAATATCCCTCTCATACTTTTGAGTTTTCTCAGTTAATTCATTGACCTTCTTGTCAAGTTGATCAATAGTATTCTTTGCCTCTGTAAACTTAGTTTCAATATCAGTTTTTTCCTTAGTTAAATTTTCATTAGCAATTGTTAATTCATTAATCTTAATTTCACTTTCTTTTAAAGATTTCTCAACAACTTTTACGGTATTAACTTGTTCCGCTATAATACCCTTAAACTCATCAATTGAAAGTTTTCCAATTTCACTCATATCTTCTCCTCCAAAATTATCAATATTAATCCCAAACTTAACAGTAGCAATTGCTATTTCATCAACTATTCTTAACTGTTCCTCCTTTTCCAAGGAATCTTTCTCTAAAAGAAACTTATTTATAGACTCTATTGTTTTTTCTTTTGTGTTAAAATTCATATCTTTTCCTCATAAATTTATAATAATCAAGCAAATCTGGCCCCAATAACTTAACTATCGCTTTATGTCTATTGCTAGCTGCCAAAGCTAGTCCAACCGCATCTCTATCTGCCGGATTTTTAACTACCCCGGCCCCCACAAACTTACTGCCCCTTAATATCCTATACGTATTTTTGGCTGTTGAAAAACGGTTTGAAAGATGTTCGCAATACTCATTGTCATAAACATACTTATTCCCACAGGTAGAACAAATTACATAATCAAAATAATCTTCCATAGAACAATAAAGAGACTTATGTTCCCACCTTTTCTGAACCTCTTTAGCTCTTGCCTTATTCAAAATTTTCCACAATACCCCAGAAATATAAATAAAAGACTTGCTTATATTAGCCCCTAATTCTTTAATACGCTCTGAGTTAGAAACATGAACAAACTCAGATTCACTAATTACCCCTATTACTTCGTCTGTATGTTCCCAGTCAAGTCTTTGTAGTTTAGCCGTTTGATAATCTTCTTTTAGCCCTTCCTCATCAAACCCGTCTTTATTGGAATTTGGGCCTTCAGTACAAAGTACAAACCCTAATTTAAAATCATCCTTTATCCCAGCCTGAGAAAAATTCTCTAGATTTGAACTTAAATCACTTTTAATCTCTATATGATTAGCGTTAACTCGCTTCTCAAAACAATCTATACAGACATATTCATCCTGGAATATTGGATGTTGAAATTTCTTATCTTGTAATATAGATTTACAATTAAAACAAACCATTATAGTCCTTTTCTTTCATAACTCTAATCTTAATAAACATGTTATCATAATATGGATCAATAACTTGGAAATCTCCCGCCTTATCAAAAATCTTCTGATAAGTTTGCCCCCCCATATATGAGGATGCCCCAGGAAGAAGATCTGGAGACTCCCACTTTTCCCCACTCACCTTATGAACATTCTGCCCAGAATTTTCAAATGTAATCCAATCCCCAACTACTAAAGTAATATCTGATGGAGAAAAAGAAAAATCCTTTATAGATATCCAAAATCCCATATTCTTTATATCTGCCATAATTCCTCCATAATAAGTACGGTAAACCCATAAAAAACATTGGTTTGACTATCTTATTTTTTTATCAAGTTTATGCACAGCATCTATAATCTGATCCTTAAAAATTCTGTTTTCATCCCTAAGTCCTTTGAATTCTAGTTTTATTTCTTCCATTTGTTTATTCCTAATCTTTTGCAGTTCCAAATGAGCAATAATTGACTCATCATGCTTTAATATTGTTTCTCTAGTCTCATTAAATATTCTCTCATCACCTTCTTTTAGTGATGTAATAACTGAAGCATAAATTCTTGAATGCATATTATAACCAATCCCTATTATTGAAACTATCAAAACAATAATGGCAACAATAAATTGTGCCGTACTTAATGTTATAAACTCATTTCCAGAGTTATCTCTATGAACCATCCCACTCCTCAATTTCCCATAAATTTAATAATTTAAAAAACCTATCATAATATTCTATGTTATAAACTACACAATCAGAAATAGCTAAAGATGAATCCATTTCTTTAACTGTTTTCCCATGTTTTTTATAAAACCAAATACTTGCCATTTTTTTACAATCCTGTATTTCTTTTTTACTTATTTTTCCCCCATTCTTTTTTTTCTTTTTTTCTATACAAGAATCTCTAACTACTAAATAATCCTTCGGCATATTACACTCTACATTCACCAATCCCATTAATTAAGTTTTTATGAAAATCCCCAAGACCTTCCAAAACAAGTTCAATTCCTATTTTCTCTGGATATAGTCTTAGAATTTCTAAAAATTTATCTCTTTCCTTTTCTAGAACATTTCTACAACTAGTAGCTATACCATAATATCCCAGACTTTCATTAATTCTATAAGATAAATCTAAAATTCTTTGAGATTGTCCTATAATATAACTAGTTAATTTTTCTCTATTTTCCATTCTATTAGTATGGAGATAACTAGACATGCTAGAAAACACATCATCAAAAATATCATTTTCTGCCCCATTTAGAATTGATTGACTTGACGGCCCCGATGTTTTTGTTGGATCAAAAGTTTTTTCCTTTTCTTTCTTTTTAATATCGCTCTCTTTTGGCTTACCTTGGTCTGAAGAAGGATCATTTGAAAATGGAAGTTTAGGATGTATAAATAATTTATCCTCTCCATCTTTAAGAATTTGTTTCTTATTTACAATAATAATATCTGGGTCCCTACCACTTTCACTTAAAGCTGTCCTAGGATCAATTAACCCTCTATCATAAAAAGACAGAATAAGATTTTTCATTTCTACTTCACTGGTAAGATTCATTCTATCCCAAACTACTACTGGTTTTTTCTTAATAACAATGTTATTTTGATCTGCTATTTGTATAATAGTATCTTCAATCCAAACTGTAAGGCTTTTTCTCATAGATTGTAAAGTCTCAAGTAGAGCTATGAACGAATCCCATACATTACTAGTTGGAGGCCCTCCAATCAAAGGATCTACTGCTCCTAAAGCATACTTCAATTGGGCTACAGCCTGATCATATCTTTTATCAAATGAAAGTATTTTCCCATCTGGCCCAACCTGTAAAATATCAACATCATGCGCCCATACTAAATATTTATTTGGATCAACTCCATTTTGTTGCTTAAGTAGATCGGCAAATTTGTTTAATCTTCCTTGATCGGCTGGAAATGTATCACTGCCAATTCTAAAAACAGTAATTAAATTTATCATACCCTCTAAAGTGGCATCATCTAATCTTTGTAACTTAGTCATAATTGAAAGAGGTTTAAAAGTCCTAGTTAAATACGGAATACCCCAATCTTCATAATCCATTGCCTTGCGTTTAATATGAGTAACTAATTCTGCATCTAATGGAATATGGGCATTAAATCTAAAACCTATATCTTTAATAGATCTTTTATATTTTCTACGAATCATACTTGGTATATTTTTTGTATTTTTATCTTTCCTAGCGTCTTTGATCAAAAGTTTAGCTAAATCGTCATTTACCCTATAAAGTATAGGTTTTGGGCCAAATTGAGAAATGGTTTTATCTATAAAAATTCTTTCTGGGTTCAAAAGTGTAACCCTAGTAGGCCATACTTCATTATTTATTAATTGGTATGTTTTTAATGGGAACACATTACCAGAAACTAGAAATCCTAAACCCATTCGTTGCATTAAATGATAAATTCCTGGCTCCACCCCGGCCCCAGTGTTAACATTATCAAAAAATTCTTCTATTATCTTATCAAGTTTTTTATCGCCAGTTGGCTCAACTCTTAAATTTGTAGTAGCAAAATTATTCATTACATCAATTGTTGTTCCGCTAATTGGATCTAATTTATGAATTTTTGAACACGCTAACATAATATCATAAATAGACTCACTATTATAGTCTAGTTCTGAAAGCGTATTCAAAAATGAAAGTGGATCTTTAATAGTGGAGGGAATCCTATATGCAGTAACAACATGACCATCAACTTGAGAAAGAATATTTAAAGAAGTTTTATCTTCAACTATCTTCATATCTACCCCTAGTAATGGTCAAAAATATATTTAAACCCAATTTCCAACTGCTAAACTCTTTTTTTCTGAGTCTTCTATCATTTGATTAATTCCAATTTCATTAGCTGCTAAATTAGCTAAACCTAGGGCAGTTGCCCGATCTTTCTTTTGTTTAGAACTTGTTGTAAATTTTACATATGGACCAGCACTTTCAGCCCTAAGCATGACTAATTCTTGTTTTAAATGTATTATATTTTGGCATATTTTTTCTAATCCTATATCAGGATCTCTTCGCCTATCTATTGGCAATTTTAATTTATCATGTTGCATACTTGCTTTTAATGAATGATACATTAAAGAAATAAATGGTTGAGTAAAGTTTTTCATATATAAAATTTTAAGTCCATTTATATTTTGTAACTCCTTATCTTCTGCGTCTATAATTGGCGAATGTTTTTTATTAGTTCTTACGTCAATCCAGTTAGTCATTAATAAATCTTTGAGTGCTGCCCCACCACCAGATGCATCCATATAAACAGCACTTAAGTTAAAATCCTCAATATATATACGTAAAATTTCCGACATAAATTGGAACGACAAACCTGAATCTGCCCAGCAATTTACGACCCTAAAATAATTACCATCTATTTTAATAATACATACAGCAAAATTATCGCCTTTTGCCGACCTAGCGACATCAACCCCCATAACATATCTAACTCCTTGAACACCTTGGAGTTCAACTGGTGAACCTTCAAACACTATAGGTTCACCGCTAATCATTTTAATATATGTTTCTTGTAATGGACTAGGGGTACTTTGTTGTATTAATTGTGGGGTTATAAATCCATGACTTTCAGTTGGGAATTTGCAATAGTTTTCCATTAAAAATTCTTCTACTGTAGTATTTGGATCATCCTTCATTCTATTTACTAAATCCATATCTAGTTCAAATGGGGAATCTTTAGTCATTTTTAAATCATCAATATCAAATTCACACACTGCATATTTAGAGTTTTCTTCCATTTCATAGTATCTATAGGAAACATACGTAGAATAAAAATGTCCAAAGGTCCACCAAGCTGTAGAACAAAGTAACATTTTATTATCAATGCCTTTTTTCTTAATATTCATCATTGGTATTATAACTAATCTAACAACTTGATCATCCATTTGAGCATATTCATCAATTAAAACTACATTATAACGTCTCCCTCTAATCCGATTACCATCACCTATCGGCAAACTTTCAATTATAGACCCATTTTTAAACCTTAAAATAGACCTCATATTCCCGCGAACAACATTCCTAGTTTTAACGGAATTTCTTATATATGCAGAATTATCTAGAAATTCATCAATAAAATCAAGCAAATAATATGTTTGCCTATATGATGGAGCTATAATACCTATTTTAGTTTTTGGATAAAGCATAGCCCAAAGCACCAAAAGGACTGAACCTAAAAAAGTCTTGCTCAATCCCCTTGAAAAAAGAAAAATAATAAATTTTTTATGCCAGAAAGCCCTAACAGCAATGCGTTGGAACCATGTAAGATCTATATTGAAGATTTCTTTAATAGCTACGCATGGATTTTCACGATAAAATTCTATTAATCGCTCTGAATCATTTACCCCAAACTGCTCTTTAACTGTAAGTCTAGCGTCCAAATTAACCTTTTAAATTAGACCCTGTTGGAAGAACCGGTTTTTCCTTTGTTTGTTCTTCCCTTTTTATTTCTGGTGATACATTTATAATATCAGTAATAAACGATTCATCCTTAAGAGATTCCATTGGTGGAAGTATATTTTGAGGTTCTTTTTCATTTTTCTTTGCCATATAATGAGCTTCTTCATCTTCCCAGTTTTTATTCTGAATTTTTATATGTGCTAATTTTTTATCTAGAGAAGCCGAGAGAGATGCTATATCTCCACCTTCTTTATCAAGAATATCAGTTCTTTTACCTCTATTAATCCCTAAATTTTTAAGAGCATCTGCCAATCTTTTAGAGGAGTTATTAATTCTATCCTCAATTTCTTGATTAAAACCCTTCTTGAGTCTTTCCGCCATACATCTATTATTGATAATTTCTTCAAAAAGAACCTGGCGAATAAGACTTTCATCACTAGAAAGATTAAAAGCAAAATCATCAATATAAGATTTTCTCCTCTTTCTCCAATATTCTATCTCATCAGTAGATAATTGTGGGAAAATAGGATCATCGCCATCTTCAAATTCTATAATCTGTTTTGTTCTGGATGGAGGTTTTTTAAAAAATTTTGCCTGTATTCTATCCTCAATTGTTTTCGGAGCATGACCCCATCCTTTTTCACATTCATCTAATTTTTTATTAATTAAGTCAAAATCATATCCATCACCTAACTTCTCTGAAAGTAAATGATGCCACTTTTCACGTTCCTCTGGGAGGAGTTTATTCATATATATAATACGTTAAACTAATAGTTTTCAATAAGATAGTGGCAATATATGTGTTAACTTGCTGTCTTTTACAATAAAAAACTTGTCAGTAAATGAAACTTCTAAACTATTTTCCATTTTTTTAATAGCATTAAATAACCCATCAATTATTATTTTAAATTCAAAATCTATAGCCTCAGTTGGCACCGTAACCGACAAACGGGTTTCGATTGATTTTTCACTATATGCAAGTTTTATAATCATTTTATCTTTTACAATTCTACAACTAGTTATTGGTAACTGTTTACCAGATATAGACTTAACCTTTTTTAAGGAATTAAGAAATAAATTATTCTCGACTAATATGCTCTTATTTGGGTAGCTATTAAAGATTTCGCTTACTTTATCAATTGGGTAATCACCATTTAAATAAGAGCATACGCAAACTACGTGGTCTAAATCTCCAATATTAAAAGACATTGCAATATTTTTTTCTGTTGGATAAAAAGAAACGGAACATTCTTCATTAAGTTTTTGAGAAACACTAAACAAAAATAAAGGAATTGGTTTGTCAATATTAATTTGCTTCCCAATATTAAATTTAGACATAATAGAATGATCAACACAATATGCGCTACCCTCGTGGAAATAAATAGAATCCAGGCATGAAGGGTTTCTTTTTAATGGAGCAACAACTAAAGATGAATAAAGTTCTTTAACGATAGAATTTGGCAACGAAAAAGCAGCCAAATCTGACGTAATATTATCTATTTTTGATAACATTGGGAATGTTAAGTTAAAACTTTGTATGATATATTTATATTCTTCTCCTATAATTTCCATTTTTCCGTCAATTATTTTGATATCAATTTCATCATCTAATGTTTTTGAAATCTTTACCATATCTTCAAACAATACCGGAATAATAGAGTCATTACAGGTAATTTCCGCGCTATCACAATTGATAATTATTTCTGAAAATCTATTACGCTTGACTAAAAATAATTTACCATCTTCAATCTTAAAAAATAAAATATCACATTCAGGACTTGAATCCTGTTCTACTGATGCAAGTACATTAATTGCATTAGTTAAAAATCCTTTTGAAAGTTTAATTAAACCGATGCTCTCCGAGCTTAAGTTTTGCTTTTTTGACATCCTCTTTCTCCTCCCAATATTTTAATGCATTTATCCACCTAAAGTCTTTTCTATTCTCTAGTCTTTTTAATACCTTAACAATACTCAATGTATAATTATGGATTTTCATATGACATTTAAAACATAAGGTAATCAAATTAGACTCTGTATTATCCAACCCTCTACTTCTGTAAACTATATGGTGGACATTAAGATTGTACCCAGTCCCACAAAATTGACACATATTTTTATCCAACTCTCTTATTTTATCTAAATCCATATCTATATACACGCATAAAAAGTTCAATAAGAGGTTCTAAATATATATAATTTTTTGAACTTGCATATTTGTCTATTGCGGCCAAAATAATAGTAATTAGGCTTATCGTCTTATCGTAATTATCTATAATAAATTTTTCTATTGCGTTATCACTCCAATTCTCCCCCCTTTGATAACCTAGCGGTCTCATGTGCGAATGAATCACAATTGGGACAATAATATTCAAATTTTTTACTGAAACAAATTCTTCGAAATTTAAACATATATCTTTAGCGTAACTAGCCCCAATACTGGCATGTAATGACACATCATCAACTTTACCAATATCGTGAAGCAACGCCCCAAAATATAATATCTTCCTAACTTCTTCTGAATCTATATTAAAAATACTTCTTTTTAAATCCGCCAAATTAAATAATAAAAGTATCTCATCTACATGGGTATAACATAAAAGAGAATGCTCCCATAAATTTTTACCAAATTTCTTATCTTGACTTAATAAATGAATATCTTGGAATTCTGGAATATATTTCTCTAAAAATCCACTTAAATAAATATTGTTTAAGCAATTAAAACTTACTGGATGGCAAATCATTTTTGTTAAAATAAATTGCCCAAACAAACGTGAATACTTTGATCCATTATAAATTTCATCCAAAAATTTTTCACATTCTTTAAAAGCCAGAGAATCTGAATCTCTCGCTTCGAACATTTCTATATATTCATTAATATTAAATATTTTCATATAGATTTTAATTGGATTAATTCTTGTTTATTATATGCCAAGATTGTATTTCCAATAAATAAACTTTTATCAATTGTATTAAGAATAGCCTTAAGTTTTTCTTTTAAAAAGACAACTCGCAACTTTAAATATATTAATTCTTGTATTGTTACTGATTTGAACTCCTTTCCACAAATTACTACTGAAGAAATTTTTCGTTGTCTAGCTCTATCTTCTTTTTCTTTTTGTGTATGCTTCCCCGAATATACACTAGTTGATTTTTTCGTTTCATTCGCAACCAATTCATTGATAACTTCTGAAAATAAAGATTCAATGTACCCAACATCTGCTCCTAGATTAGAAATATACGAATAAGATGAAGTGAGTTCTGAAAGTAAATCTTTAAGTTCCCCGCCAAAACTATTATTTTCAATATGCATTGGGATATTAATTAAACTTAAAAATTTGACTATAGATTCGTCAGATTGAATTGCGTCCAATATGTTTTTCATTATACCCGCGCTGTAGAATTTTTAATTTTTGTCAAAATATACATAACAGACCCTACTGGAATACCGGTGATATTGGAAATTTCTTTTACAGAAACATTTGATATGGTTTTTAACTCATAAACTAATCTATATTTCCCGTATAGAGAATTATATTTTTTAGAAATTTCTTCCGTTGCGTGCTGATAAAGCCCATCACATTGCAACAAAAACATAAACTTATCATCAAGAACTTGTTTTCTTTTAAAATCAATTGCGGCATTAAACGCTATACGCTTTGCCCAATTAACAAATGGACGGCTAGAATCATATAAGTTAATATTTTTAAATATAGTTATAAAAACATTTTGGGTTATATCTTCTGCATCATCTTTATTGCAAAGAACCCTATAAACACATTGATAAACTTTAGAATAGTTATCTGAAAATAATTTATCTATATCAATCATAATTTTCTATAAACACTATTTGTAGAATAGTCCCAAATTATATGATCATTTTTACCAATCAAAACCGTTTGTATGTCTGTAAGCGGGAATTTTACAATTTCAAGTTTTTTATTTCCGCCAATAACAATTAATTTTGGTTTTATCTTGAAAATTAACTCGTAAAATGATGGGGAAAATGTGGTTATATTATCTTTGTTTAAACTGTTAACGCACAATATATCACACCATGTCTCTTTTTCTGTCATCTTTTTAAGATAATCGTCGTTAAAGTTATAAATATCAGAAACCTCTCCATAAAATCCAGATATCCCTATAATTTTTTTTAGTGATTTCCCAACAAATGTTGTATAAAACATCCTATCAAAAAGGGATAAATACTTCATGGAGTTGCTGGTTTTTTTTAAATAAATTTTATCATCACTACCATAACAATGAAGAACATTAGAGTGTAATTCTTTTTGATTTGTTAAATATAATAAAATTTCACTTCTTTGTTTAAGGTTCTTCTTATTTATATTTCTTCCTTTTAATAAAAATTTATTAAAAAGATTACCAATAACTATTGTTAGTTCTGTCCCAAGTTCTCTGGATTCTCTATTTATTTTTAATAATGGTAAGCCTGTCATTATGGAAATTGAATTTTGCATATAAACCTCTAATTATTAATGTAACACTTCCTGAATTACTTTATCAATTTGCTCAATTTCTCGCTCAATGGGAAAGTATTGTTTTACCCATTCTCTATGTAATTCCATTGTTTCTTCCCTGTTGCCACCAAAAATATTATTATTTTCATTCATATATACTTTTTGTGCAACCATCTGAGGCGTTGTAAATAACGAATGAGATGGGTAAATATTTTCTGCCCCACGCCATGATCTTACCAACGGGAAAACTCCACAAGCCATTCCCTCTAGAATGCTAAGGTGACATGATTCAAAAATAGAAGATGATAAAATATAGTCACAAGAATTTAACCATTCATTCATATCAGTTTGCCATGATTCAAATTTTAATGGGAATCTTACTTTAGACATTGAATTAATAAATTCCAAATGATATCTTAAATCCTGATGTTGTCCCGCCCATACAAAATTTAAATTTGGGCAAGAGTTATATATAGCATCAAAACAGCACATTGCAAATGAAGGATCTTTTTTATAATTTATATATCCTGCTATTCCAACCCTATTAGTCTTTTTGCGATCTGATTTAATTATAAATTTATTGGCATCAATCCCGTGGTAGATTACTTTTATTTTTTTAGATGAAATCGACTGTCTATACCTTAGCATATTGTCAAGACTATGATTTACTAGAATCAATTTATCAATATTATCCCAATTTACATAATCAGTATAACCTTCAAAAAACTCATAACTATGAAGTCTTGTAATAATCTTCCCAGTTTTTAAGCCCCTACTCATCTCTATCAATGTTGGATCAGCCCAATCTATAAATGTTATGTCGCTATCTCTAATTTGTTCAAGTAAATCCATATACTTTTCATTATTTTTAAGATCTACCCCAAAAGCAGTACGGACGTTATATTTTTGTGAAAAAATATCTATAAATGGGCGAATAAATACTGGGTCTGATGCTATAAACAACACACTATACATTAAATTCCTTCCTCATATATTCCGCAATTCTTTGAGAAGATTTTCCGTCCCAAAATCTAATATTAGATATTGGCTTGTCAATAAATTCATTATATTCATAATTGTCATAATTAATTTTAGATAAGTCATTGCAAATAAAATTACTCCCGCATTCTACTGTCGATGGTCGTTCAGTCGCTTCCATAACAGTTATACATTTAACTTTTAACGATGCACACTCTTCCTGAACGCCCCCACTATCTGTTATAACTAAATCTGAGAAAATTATAGAGTTTATAAAATCTTTATAATTCATTGGTTTTAAAATTTTAATAAGTGGGAATATATTATTTAATCTTATTCCAAGTTTATTATTCCAATTATTCATAGTTCTAGGGTGAATTGGGAATAAAACTTTTCTTGTGTCAGCAATTCTTGAAACATTATTTAAAATACTAAATAACTTACCATTATCGTCAACATTTTCTGGCCGATGCAAAGTAAGTAATAAAAATGCCTTTGTTTCTTTTCTAACAAAGTCTACATTATCACAATAATTCATTAAAGAATCTATCATTGTATTCCCAATTAATATTCCAGAAAGACTCTCATTTCTTAGATTTTTTATACCAGATTCTTCAGTACAAAACCTATATCTGCTTAATGCATCTACAACTATTCTATTATATTCTTCACGTTGTCCTTTAATAAAACTTCTCAATCCAGCTTCAACATGAGCAACTGGGATATTGCATTTATAAGATGCTTTTGCTGCATATAAAGTGGTATTACAGTCCCCAAATACAACAGAAAAAATTGGGAAAGAATTTTTATAAAAACTAACTTCATGTAATAATTTAAATAAAAAATCTTGAAATAATTCTTCATTAAATTCTTTGATCCCTAAATTATAGTCTATTTCTATCCCCAAAGATTCTCTAAATTTTTCTCCTAATTCTTTATGCATAGAGTGCTGCCCAGAATCAATCACTATGCAAGTAAAATATTTATTTAATTCTTCAATCAAAGGCGCGGCCTTTGTATAATTAGGCCGAGTACCTACGAACAATAATATGGCTGGTTTATTCATAGCTTTCACCTTTCATAATTCTATTGCGATGATTCTTGCTATCAATCCTTAATCCGCAAACATCACAATTGATCTCTTTCCTAATAGTGTCTTCAGCAGAAAAAACTCCATGGCCGTTACAGTCAGTTTTAGGGCATTTTATAACCACCGCTACAACAATTCTAGGCTCTTTTAATATAAATAAAAATGGATCAAGAGATGTTTTTATATCTCTTAAAATATCTAGTTCATATCCCTGGATTATTTCTAGAGAATCTTTAAATTCGTATCTCATTTATCACCTTTTATGAAATCTTTATTAATGCCCTATTCAATTTATATTCTTTAATCATCCAATTTAAAGTTAAAGGAATACCTTTCAACAAGAATATAGAGGGATCATGATTTAAAATTGTTTTAGCTTTCTCAATACCAGGTCGTTTACAAACTGTATTATGTCCATCTTTTTCTAACATTGTTACAACAGATCGACAATATGGAATATTAGTTTTAATAATGCTATACATGTTTTCAATTGAACAATATTCTTCCCCCCCTATATTAATAACATTTTTATTTAAAAGTTCCCAATTTATTTCTGGTATTCTACAAAGTGTAATAATAAGATCATCTATGTGCATAAATACGCGATAATAATCTCTATAAATTGTTATAGGTAAATTATAAAGCATTCTATAACAAAATAAACAAACTACACTGCGATAGTTAGTATAAAATTCTCCTTTGCCATAGGCGTTAAATAAGCGAACCCTAAAAATATTTAATCTTGGGTTTTCTTTTTGCGCGTTAATAATTTGTTTTTCGTTAACCCATTTAGTAATGGCGTAATCATTATGTTGAATTACAGAATATTTAAGCATATCATCTTCATGAAGTATTCCATCAGGAGTTGTAAGCTCGCCATAAACCTCGCTGGAACTAAAAAAAATAACCTTTGATTTAACATCATGTGTTTGAATAATGCTAAGTAAATTCTTTATACCAATAACATTAGTTTCCCACAAACGCTCATAAAAATCTTCGCCATTCATGCGCCCAAATTCAGCAGCCAGAACATATATATAATCATAATTATGAAGAAGCAAAATATTTTCTAGTTCTCTATATTTAGAGATATCGCATCTTGTAAATCCTTCAATATTGGCATATTGTGTGACCAATAAATCATGATTATGTTTTAAATCTGATGTAAATACAGTATGCCCTTTAGCTTTTAAACTTTCGACTAATGGTTTACCAATTGTTCCTTCACTCCCTATAACCAATATTACCATAATTCTCCTATAATGGGAAAAGCAACATTACAAAATCACATAATGCATAAAATTTTAACCCTTTACGATTTATTATATTTTGCATCGTTCTTTCCCATTGACAACATGTTTCATAACCATTCGATGATGCTTTTGGGGCTAAATAATCTTCATTATATGAAATATTTTTTAACGGGAAAATAGCTAATGATGTTGTAACTTGATTATTATAATCCTCTACCCCCTCTATTCCTCTAATCTTATGTGGATACATTGGACATGCCCCCCCACTTGGCTTATGTTTTAAATATGTATCAATAAATTCTCTTCCAATATTATAATCATACCAATATAATGGACGCCCAATTTTTATACTTTCAGATAATTCCCCATAAAACTCAAAACCTTTTTGGTCCCTCAAAAATCTCGATATACCGACATCTGAATATAAACTTAATATATGAGGCTTTGTGCAAACATCAAATGAAAATTTATTTACAATTCCAACTTTGTCAATTAAATCTTTATTAAATGGCTTATAATTATTATGATCTACATATTCTACCCTATCAATAACTCCATTATTGACCCAAAAATTTAATATCTCCATATATTTAAATTCAGTTTTTAACTCATCAATAACTAAAATCTTTTCTGTAAAAAATTTAAACTGCATTAAAGATATGAAAATATTATATGCATTCCAAAGAAAATCCCCATTATAGGTTTTAATAACTAAAGACATTTCCTCATATTTTTTAAACTTAATATTATTATTAGAAGCTAAAAATTCTTCAAACATATTAATTAATATATTTTCATCATATAAATCAAGAATTTCTATTACTTCTAAGGGTAAAACACGCAAAAATCCAGGGAGACTATTTTTTAATTTTATGTCTCTGCATGGCCCCATTACATTTTCAATTTTCTAAAAATATTTGAATTACCATTTTTAATTGACTGGCTAAACATTTCATCTAACTCGTCAATCAGGTTATTTCTCTGAAAATTAGCTTCCACAACTCTATCAGCAGCCTTTAATCTTTCACAATCAGAAAGAAGTTTATCTTTTTGGCAATCTATCGAATGCCATATTTTTAGATTAACAATAATAAGTTGATCAATAATCCCAGCTATAGTTTGCATTATCTCCCCATACAATAATTTAACTGCCCTAACCCCCAAGATTTATCTGCAAGATAATTAGCTATAATTATTAAATCAAATACATCAATAGAACAGTCTCCATTCAAATCTGCTACAATAGAATCCTTTATTTGAGATCCTGAAAAAATATAATCTTGCAATAACCTTAAATCAACTATATCAACCTTAAAATTAGCATCAAGATCACCTAAAAATCTAAAATAAACTCTAGTTGACCTCCATGGATTAAAAACAATAGGAGTTATAGTCTCTATTTCTCCGCAAAGATAAATCAATTCCGAGTAAAAACGAATCGTATCGCCATACCTGGCCCCATCTTTATATGAGGTTGTCCAATCATCCCCAACAACGTGAATTAACATCTTACCATTTTTAAATATTCTAGTATAACCGCAAACAATCTCTCCTACTTTACAGGTTACAAGTAAATTGTCATTAAACCAATCACCTTGTGCCCAATAATTTGCAACAACCGGGGTAATACGATAGTTTGTGTCGCATTGAGAATGCGATATTTGTGTTAACCCCAATGTTAACAAAATTAATAATATAAAAGTTTTCATACGCCCCCTCATACTTTATACGTGTATATCCAAATTTCGTTTGAAATTAATTTCCAGATTCCAAAATTTCTTTATGGTGATGATAGACACAAATTTGCATATCCTTAAATAACGAACATGAATTACAAATTATACCAGGTTGTAACCCAAATTCAACCGACCTCCCCCCCCGTAATTTTGACTCTATCATGGTAGAAACTTGTTCCACCTTTATTTCACTAACTGGTATCATCTCACGTTCTTTAATAACTCCACACCAATAATGCCTAAAATGCCATAAAAACTTATGGTCTGTAATAGGAGGCTTAATAAAACTTATATTATCATTATTCCCAAATAAATGCCTATACCTAGATGGAGGTAATACACATTTATCGGGGATTCCAGCCCAAACTGACTCATTATTTATTTCTTGTGAATTTAGAACTATTATTGGGACGCTAGTCATAGGCCAAATCATGGCCGAAACCGATGTACTTATTGACACTAGTAAATCACAATATTGGGACATATATATTTGTTCTATAGCATTTAATTCACCAATTTCAAAAACATTTGGTAAATTAAATTTAGGATATGGTATATCTTTTGGACCATAAAAAGCAATAAACTTTATATCAGGCATTGATTTACAAAGCTCATAATAATTATCAAAACCCCACCCACTTATTTCATACGGAAGGGACATATGTGGGCGACATGAATCTATAAAAATTGCAACTATAGTCCTTAAATTATTATCTATAAATTTTACAAAATCTTGATTATACTTAATTATGCCAGAATATTTCTCTATTTTTTTAATAGGAATATTTGCCGCTAATCCATTAGCTCTCATTTTTCCCCAAACTTTTGGATTATCTTTAATCCCATAAACCCATGGTTTCCATTTAGCATCAACATCAAAAGATTCTGATAAAACAAAAACATCTTTTGGAATTTTGACGAGATTGTTAATTATCCCATCAATCCCATTTGCCACGCTAAATAACTTTTTTTCGATATCGTTGTTATAAACCATTTTAACTTTTTTGTTTGGATAATAATATTTAAAAACTAAAGCTATAGGATAAGTTAAAAGTCTGTCACCAAAAACCTTTGCTTTATTGTTTATCCATATTTCATTATATTTAGACAGATTAATAATCTTTTTTCTACAACTAACTCGAATATTTTGATCATTCTCATCCCCATATGAAAACTTAAATTCAAATCCAGCATTAGTTAAAGCAAACGCAAGAGTACTTACATCAAATATGTTGTTATGATAGTTGCCCTTATATTCTTGTCCGCCATATAAAAAATTAATTATTTTACGTCTATTATTTATATCCCCACTGCCGGAATATTCTTCATTAAATTGTTTAATAATCCACAATAAATTTGGAGTTTCAAGTAAAAGTTCGCCATCTGGTTTGAGAATCCTCCACCAGTTGTATAGAACATATGGGACTTCATGATGTGGAAAATGTTCAATAACATGATGGGCTATTACAGTAGAGCAAGATTCATCTTCGATTGATTTAAGTGTAGAAATATCTTCAACTATATCAGTAGTATTAAGTTTTCTAAAATCTACCGATAAAAACCCCTCTATTTCTCTATTTCCCGCGCCTAAATTTAATTTCATTGTTCTCCTACGGTTTATAGCAAATAAATACTATCTCTGGACAATAACTAAATTGTTCATAGCAATCAAAATTAACAAATTTATTAAAAATATTAAACAATTTATCTTTATAAATGCCTTGCTTATGGTAATCATAAGCGTGTGTATGGTTGGCATATAAATAACAATCTAACCAGTTTATATCTAGTTGTTTATTATATTCAGAAATAGCACCTTCAAAAGAGGGACAAACTGAATAAAATTTCCCACCGCTTTGTAAAATTCTAAAAGATTCATTTGCAAATTGTTTAAGTTCATTTTTATCTAGATGCTCAATTAAATGTGAGCAATAAATCTCTTCTACTGAATTATCTCCTAATCCAGTTTGTAAACATGAAGCCAATATATCTGGTTCCTTGTCTGGGCAAATATCTAAGTTTAGATATCCATCCATCCTTATAACCCCAGACCCAATATTTAATTTCATATTAACTCCTTTAATATTTTTTGCTGCAAATTATAGCAATTTTCCATTTCTTCTTTAATGTCCTTTCTATCAATTTTCTTGCTAAACCAAATATCTTTTGTTTCAAATAAAACCGAGGTCTCTTTAAATAGGGGAGTCATCCAATCTATAGTGGAATTTTTTTTATAGTATTTTAACTTATTTAAAAGATTTTCATAATTAACTGAACTATAATGCAATAGCGGTAAACCTGTAATTAAAGTATTTTCATCGCAGATAGATTTAGGCCACAAAATATTATGGAATCCAGGCCTAGAAATAATCTTGTCACGATCATCGTGCATCCACATCCTGGGTGGGGATAGACGACTTAACTGATCAGCCTTGCTATAGCCCTCCGAAAACCATAAATTAACCCATTTAAATTTTAATGCTTTTAAAATATGTTTTTTTAAATAACTTATTAATATTTCAAGATAATTTCTGGTAAAATAATATGGTAAAAGTTCATCAAAATCAAATGAAATAATAAAATCTGGGGCCATCTGCCTAACTGACTTATAAAGTTTAATTTTATTGCCAACCTCGTTCCCACTTTGCCACGAGTTTTTACGATTTTTTATAATTTGATCATCTTTGCGAAGATTGAAATAAATTCTATCAAATGTATTATCAGTGGAACAATCATCTAAGAAAATAATCCTATCGCATAATCCTTTATAAAAGTCTACAACCTTTTCAAAAAAAACTGGAGAAATTTTATCACACCTAGTTGACTCATTATAAATCTGGCACATACCTATAACATTAGGCATTTAAAATTCCGATTAGTTTATGAATATTTTTTTTAATAGACCATTGATCCCTGGCAAAATCATAAGAAGCTTTCATACGATCATATAGTTTATCTTTTTCGTTATAAAGTTTTACTATCACATTGTATAAATCATCTTCTGACTGCACAATCTCCCAAGGGGGGAATTCTCCAATATCTTTAGTAATTAAATCAATTGCATACTGATTTAATCTAACAATATTTACTAACCCTAAAGTCATATTTTCTACTGAAGAAAGACAATAGTATCCGTCAGATTGCATTTGGTCAAATGCCACAAAAGATTGTTTTTTAGAAATCAATGAATCAGCCTGACCACAATTTTCTATAAGAACTATCTTGACTCTGTCTTCGCCTAAAACTTCATTAGCCCTATTAACAGCAGCAATTAATTCATCAGTATTTTTAATCCTGCGATCCGTTGGGGAATGGGAAATAAATAAGGTGTCAAAATTAAACTTATTTTTGGATACAAAATCAAATAAACTATTTCTATATCTAGGATGTGTATCTGTTAAAAGAATTGGGATATAATGGCACTCCATTTTGGGAGAAACATTTCTATAAATATCTGGCTGGGGAGTAATCACTGGCCACCCGCGCATTTTGCAAAGTTTAATAAAAAATGGATAATTTCTACGCAATGAAGTAGACCCAGGAAAATATGCAAAAACTTTCTTTTTCATTTGGTCCAAAATTGCAGGAAAAGGAACATCATTTATTTTGAAATCAGCATCATCATCTTTTCTATCTGCATTGCCAGCCCCAGGGACAACCCCCATTGAGACAATTACAGTGTCAGCCCATTCAACAAGCCTCATAAATTCGTGATGCCAATATTCACTTGGCCTCATATTAAATGCGCCCCACAATTCTCTATTAAAAACAATATCCGAATCAAAACCCCTTGACTCATTAAAAGTCACAAGCCTATATTCATGTTCCGTATATTCATTGATAGCTTGCCCCAACATTGAGGCCATTCCACCGGTATCTATCTGACCAAAGTGAAGAATTTTCATTCATTTCCTTTAACTATAAATTTTTGAAACATATCTGTTAATTCCCATGTCTTCTGTTTAATAAAATCTTCCTGTGAGTATAGAAACTGAGTTCGCCCTTTATGCTCTCTTCTACTCATTAATGATTGCGGAACTATTGCTATATTTTTTATATTGCTATTATGAGCCATCCTTAACCATTGACTAAAATCCTGAATAAACTTATACTGTTCATTAAACGGCCCAACCTCATCAAATAAAATTTTCTCAAAAATAAAACAACACCCGTTATATTGGCAAGATCTTCTGTGCAGGCATTTAATTAAAGAATCTTTAAATTCTTTAATATCAACTAATCTAGGTTGTTGGGCAATTGTAATATTTTCTGGAATAGGCGGTTTATACTGTGCTATTCCCTTTAGATTGTCATCCTTGTCATAAATAATTTCTGTATATCCTGAATAAGATATCTTACAATTCAAATTATTCAAAGCAAAAATATGTGTTTCTAAAAATTCAGGATAAAAGAAATCGTCCGAACTCAACCATGAAAAATATTTAAATTTTGGATTCGAAAATCTAATGCCATCATTTAACGCACAAGCCGTCCCACCATTTTCCCCTCTAACGTGAACCTTAAAATTAATATTCCCCTTATCAAAAATAAATCCTGAAACATCTGGGGGAATATCTCCATCTTCTACAATAACAATCTCAATCGGAATTTTGCCTATACATGTTTGATTTAAAATAGACTTTACCGCACAGTGCAGATATTCTTTTTTTTGTTTATAAGTGGGAATTATTATTGAAACACCGTTCATAATTATCCTAGTGTTTGAGTTGCCTAGTTATATCCACTACCGCATTTTGGGCAGTTGAATCGCAAAAAGATTGAATGGTATTATTTTCTATAGCGTCCATAACGGCTTCAGTTTCTAAAATTTGTTGGCAATAAAGAGCTTTTCGACTATTCTTTATTTTTCCGTTCTTATAGTAAAATCTCAAACCAATTTCTTCTCCATTTGCATGAATACTAACAGTGTCTAAAGTGATATATCCATTAGCTTCATACGTTCTATTTTGAGCAGACCAATATTTTGCAAGTTGCAAACAGATTTCGTCGCAAACGCTAATTTTTTCAAGACTCCACTTTGTAAAATCCTGATCATCCTCAAGTTTCTTAATAGTAATTGTCACCTTCATTTTTTCTCCTATTTAAAAATTTCTGAATTCAATGCTGTATTTCTAGCTATCTTATAACCTAATTCATAACCATGTCTAATTTTATCTGGATAAAAATCCAGTGTTCGCATAAATTCTTTATCTGGTTCTATTATCAATAAATTTAATTTCTTATAATTTTGAAATTGTAAATTTAGATTGCGGATAGAATCTCTTAATAATTTATTCCCATAAAACCCTTGTAGTGAAAGTTCTTCTGATAAAACCAGATAGTCCCCAATAAAATCATTTATAAATTCCGCTTTGTCAATATCGTTATTATAAATTTCATTTACCAAAGTGTCTACTACAGAAAGTAAAAGATCAATATCACTCGGAGCTTTCTGTAACTCTGGCAACTCTTGTGGAGAGCATTTTATAACAATAATTAAATCACATCCAGCCTTAATAGCTGGTTTAATTGGAGTAATTTCTCTAATACCACCATCAAGATAATAATTCCCATTTATTTCTACTGGAGGAAAAATACCTGGGATTGAACAGGACCCAATCAGATATTTTCTAAAACTATCTTCGGTTAAACTTTGATCTTTAGAAGAAATATATCTTAACTTTCTAGTCCTTGTATTTACAACTGCACACTGATATTCCCTTCCAGATTTACGGATCTTATCGAGGCTAACTTTTTGGTTGAGAATATTAAATAAAGGGGATAAACTAGCATAAGAATCTGCGCCTAGAGCAAAACCCAAAATACCAAAAAATCTTTTTTTAAATACATTTTTTGGAGATTTTATATTAAACCAAACATTTTTCAAAACATCAATTTCTCCATCAGCAACCTTTACTCCGTTCAAAGAACCTATCGAAGTCCCAGATATAAACTTAAACGGGTTATAGCCAAAAAATTCATCTACAAAAAAATCTATAGCCCCAAGACTAAAACACCCCTTAGCCCCACCACCTGAGAGAACAATCCCTATTTTTTGAAAGTTTTTAAACATTTTACCTATCGCCACGCAGTTTCCAAACCAAGATAAAGAGTTGTTGTATAGGTCTTAGTTACCTGATCCACTGTGACAACATCAACACCTAAAAATGGGGTAAATCTATCATTCATTGCATAATAAACCCCAAACCCATTTACTTGTCCAAAATTATTGGCCCCACCTTCTAAACTTTGAGTTAACAAACTAAACTTAGCAAACGCCCCTAATCTTCGATAAACTCTCTCATGATACAGCCCAAATAACCCATAACTTTGCAAATCTGATTCAGATAGAGAAGTTGGTGAAAATCCTATGGCACTATAAGTCCCCCCTATAGAAAAATTACTAGACGTGTGATAGATAAAAAGAACAGACTTGGAAAATCCAGGCTTAAATTCCTCACTCCCAGGGGAAGTAGGGAAAGAGGCCCCAAAAGCCGTAGCTACCGCAATCCTTGCATAATTTGCATTAGTTGAATCCCCATATCCAACGTTAGTTAAGACCAGAGACGCAAAAACAAAAACTGCCAAACAAATTAGTAACTTCTTAATAGACATACATTTACTCCGTTTCTATGAAAAATAACTAACAATTTTCACTCCCCTCTCGTATAGTATACGGAGAACTTAATGATTTTCGTTGAACTATTTTTTCAGGAAGGATAAAAAATGAGATTTGGCCATGTGAAACGGGGATGGAGAACGATTGACAACAAGCGTATATACTTTGACTCAAAAGCGGAGGCAAATTATTACAGAATATTACTTTTTCTAAAGTCCCATAATTCAATACTCGACTTCCAATTTCATCCACCATCGTTCATATTCTCCGAAATTAAATTTGGGACTAAAAAATATGAATTAGATTTTATGGTTAAAGAAATCAACGGGGCAGTAAAATACATAGAAATTAAAGGCACAGATGATTTAAGCAAAATGGACCCCAAAAGCAAAACTAAAATCAATAGATTTAGAAAATATTTCCCAGCCCATAAATTGGATGTTATCAGCGTAAAAAGAGTTCAACAAATGTGCTCCCAGATGAAAGGTTTAATTAAAGATCTGGAGTAATTTTATCTTTTAAATCTTCCTCGCCAACTTCTCTCAATACAACACTAAAATGATCATCTAAATCTTCTGAACGGCTTGTTTTCGTAAGACAAATTAAATTAACAAAAACCACATCGCCAACATCATAACTATCAAATCCAATTTCAAAAGAATATTTTCTTTTACATTTTTGGCACTGAAATATTTTTAACCCTTCTTTCGTCTCTTCTGAGATTTTAACAATTTCATCTATATCGCAACCATTATCACAATTCATTTTCATACGATTAATTAACATCCCCATTTACCCTTACGAAACAATCTCCAAATAATTGAATAGACACCAAGATCAAGAATATTCTGATCTAAATCTTCATGCTTAGGTTCTTTACCAACTTTCAACTGCCCAGTCATGATATTAAACCCAACTAGATTCATCAAACGTGCAACCTTATCCCAAGTCCTTGTAGCTAAACCAACCTCCCCGGTCCCTAAAATATTGAACGGACTATAATCTTGATTTTTAGATAAATGTAAACGGAACATTTCATTTATCGTAATTAAAAATTCTTTAACTTGATTAGGACATTTTTCCCAAACTGTATCTTTATTTTGGAAATGTTTAATAATGTCTGTAAAAGATTCTTCTATAAATTTTTCGTCAGGAACAATCAGATTAAATTCAACCATCCCTGTCGGACTAAAATATTTTTCATAATTATTAGAATAGAAAATAGGAATTCCTAATTTTTTTGCCCATTCATTTTCAATTCCTGCCCCTTTAGATTTTTCCCAATTAGGTAACATAAACATTGCATGACAAGAAAGAATAATAGAATAATCTTCTTCTATAAAATTCTGCCAGGTTAATTCATCAGGAATAAATTCTGAATCTCCGCCGTTTGAATGGGGGCAAACAACAGCAAAACCTTTCAAGCGAAGAGCGTGAGCATATTTCTGAGCTATTTTTATATTCTGATCAACAGTAACATTTTCAAACGGAGTATATGGCCCTGAAACATAAACAACTGGTCTAATTTTTTTTATCTCCATAGTTTCCTTTTTCTAATTCTTTCCAAGTCGGTTTTCCAAATAAAGCCGTTGATTATAGGCTCAACGGCAAAAGCCCCCTTAGCCGCCCTTGCCAGACAATTACCTAACCTCGAAATCAATCCCCCCACGATGAAACAAAAGATGACTAGTATCAACCTCCAACGGGGTCAAACGATGATAAGACGGATAACGAATTACAACACGGTCAAGACCACCGCGCTCAACAGTTGCCCAACGTCCATAATTTCTAAGTGCTGGGGAAAAGCTAATAAACATAGCCTTATCTCCCTTACGTGGGATTAAGTTCTTCTTGTTTTGATTCTTCATTTCTGCTCCTGTTAAAGGGTTCATGTTCCTGCCTACACACACTATACGCTAGACTTCGGAAAAATGTTTGAACTATTTTTATTTCTTTCGATACCTGGTATCTTTGGATACCGGGTATCTTTCGATACGTGAATCTGCCAAACACTAAATTTTGGGGCTAACTTGTTGAATGCCAATAGATAAGCCTAAAAAGCCAAACACGTACCATTGGACTATATGAATATATTATTTAAATACTAGTTAATATATAAAAAAGAACTAGGTATAAGAACATATTCTAGTTTTATATATTAATAAGCTCGCTCCGCTCGCTTG